TAGGTATCGCATCCACGAACCCAATCAATGTTAAAGGATATTGTGATAAGAACTCATCCTTAGGATCAGGTACTGGCGGCAATGCAGTATAACGAGTGCGCTGTTCAATTTTCAATTGAACCCCGGTTGTATTCCACATAATGTTTAATAATCTAACATTTGGATTATTAGCAACATATATAGCCCCAATTTCAACGTTAGCTTGGTCAACATAAGCTTGCACTACGTCATTCATAGGTGACGACCATCCGCTAACACCTGAGGATACTAGTCCGTTTCTACCCCATACATCACCGGTAGTATTTGTTCCAGCAGTACTGATGCTACCGTTAGCTTGCACTGCTAGTGTCGCAGTCGGTGCATGTTGTATCGTAACAGTCTCTAATGGCATGTTAGCATTAACCCAGCCGTCGCTCTGCGGTGGATAAAACGGTGGTGTTGTATTAGGATATATATTACTACCGGACCAATTAGTTTGAACAGTGTGAGTCCATAAGTATTCACCACCGTTATTGAGTGTCGTACCAACTCTTCCGAACGTTCCCCCACCCATTGATGCCGCATTAGTATCATCTCTTCCCACGGATGATAATCCAGATGCTCCTACATTATTAGGTGATATTGTAATAGTTGGGTTTGGGGCGGTACCTCTACCATAGCCGCCGCCATCTTCATCAAGTGACAATACTATAGTATAGTACCAATCATATTCTTCCGGTGAACCCGGGGCTGACCAATATATCGGTGAGGTGTTGGGGGCATATGTATACGGTATAGGATCATAGTTAGGTAACAGTGGATCAGGTTGATAGTTAGGGTTTGCTGGATTCGCAGCCGGTGTAGGAGGAACATACGCTTTTTGAATAGCATATCTGTATGGTTGTGTAATACTTATTTTTGCCTTTTCCCATGTAACAGCTAAAAACAGTTGATTATATATGTTAAGCAACTTAGTAGTCTGTAACTCTTGTATAGCACTTTGAATATTAGTCCATGGATAAGGTAATCCTGACATTGATCCAAACAAGTCGGACATAGTGTACGTACCCGTAGGGCCTGTTCCTAATGCAGTCAGAGATAAACCAGCAGTGTTTAATGCTTCGTTAGTAGGAACTCCGGTGCCATTAACCTGTGTTAATCCTTTTGTTGTTTCTAAGTTAGGTACAATTTGTGCAAGTTGTTCAATGTTAGTTTTGCTTATGTTACGAATCTGTTGCATTGTTGCACTGAATGCGCCGGCGGCTGTCGCAACATCAGGAGGTAAAATGTTTTGTAAATATGCTCCGAAACCTTCTGCCGCAACTTGTATATTCAATCCGGAGCCGGGTGTTGTGCTTGTATTTTCTGCCATGTATTAACCTTGTCCTGGATTTTTTGTAACGGTTCTTGTATAATAATCAAGTAGTCCACTAGTATTTGGATCTTCAAATCCAGCATTTGTATAGACACCGATGTTGTTTTCTTCCATGTAACCACGAATCACTGCACGTTGTTCTGCGACAGGTAAGTTAGTGAATGTAGCATATTCTGATGATACCCATGTACCGGTCCTATCCTGCCACTGCCAGTCTGGTCTAGGTGGTTCACCGGGATTAAATGGTACTTGGGGTCCTGAACCAGGACCTGGTCCTACGACAACTTGACCAGAACCTGCATAAACTCCACCGCTCAGAATAAATTCAGAACCAGAATTTTGAACAGGACCTGCTACAAATTGTGGACTATGACTTGATGCCTGCTGATTAGAATAGGACTGTGTTGTAATCGGAGCTGGTCTATTACCTATAACAGGCGGTGTACCTGGTAATGGTTGAGGGCCAACTTGACCTATTACAGAAGGTGAGGTTAGTGTTGGGTTCACACTTCCTGTTCCGTATATAGGATAATATGTTTTACTATTTGTAGGTAAGTTAGGTTGTGTGTTATATAAAGGCACCGTCAATGATTGGTAACTATTGGGGAATAGCTTCTTAGGATTTAATAAATCAGCAAGTGATTCTAACCCTTTTGTCTTACAATTGAGGGGTACAAGTATATCTTCTAAGTCAACCCCTACCATAATTAAAAATGCACCATATATTTTTTGTTCCTGATTAGCGGTGATAGGTGCAGAATTGTCAATTATACTTTGAACTTCTTCTGCGGTCAATCCACTAGATAATAATGCCAAAGTTAATGATGGTGTTATCGCATTAAATTCACGTATAGTCTGTAACAATACTGATGGCAACCCGAACGTAGAAATCTTACTTAAATTAATAGCCTTACCCAATGCAATTAAATCGTCACCGAATGGTTTTAGTGCTAGATTTACACCTGCAAGGTCTGCACTTATCAGGTCATTCATGTTACTGTATGTACCTTGCAAGAAACCTTTAGATGCCTCCATTGCAAACAATGCGCTATTAGTATAATCTACAAAACTAGATGCTGACATGAATGATGAGCAAAAGTCTTTATAGAAAACATAGGGTGCAGTTTGTTCACCGTTCCAGTTAAATTCATTCCAAGCTTGAAGTGCAATCAATCTTACATAGCCCCATTGAGTTACACCGTTGCTACTGTTATATGGATTCCATGCCGCTCTTAATGATGTAGTTGGACTACCGTTATTTGAAGGACCTGTCCAGTCGTATGTATATGGCTTACTATTCCCTAAACCAGGTATAGACACGCCATAAAAAATATTACCTTGTACTGTTGCAGTACCTAAGTCAAGAGAAGATAATACAGTGAACGATCCTATACTAGAAGTCTCTACTTGCCAATAACCATTATACCCTTGCGGGTCAGTGATACTAGGAGAGGTTACTCCACTAAGTCTTACAAATGATCCTAATGGAAACTGTGATACTGTACCTGTTCCATGCGTGACCGTAAAACGAGTTATAGTACTAGTGATACTGACTGTTGCAATACTGCTAGTCGCAGATCCTATACTAATTAAATTATCATATACTGAATTAGTTACTACACCTCGATTATACGCATCGTGTATTGACCATGTTAATAATCTAAGACATGTATTTTGTACAACAGACCCGAACGTATATGCCCCGTATGTCTTGCTTTGTCCCATATGTGCGGCGGCAACCGGATTAATATTAAGACCTGTATTTTGTAATACAGATCCCAATACGTTTACACCTAATGGACTTTGTTTTCCTGTATCTGCCATAATTATTTACGGACAAAAAACGTCAGCACTACCTTGAACTATGCTATGGCCACATGTATTTCCAGATCCCACTCGTAACACAGGTGTGTTCTCTGCAAATACAGTAGGACTACCCTCAGTAGTCATAGCCGAACGATGAGGTGGATGGGGTCTTCCCCAAGGCGCGTGGGGTGTGATTTGACTAACATGAAGACCTACTTGTATACCGTTGGCAAATACAGTACTAGCACCACGCATTATTGTACCACCTACTTGATTAGCGTCCCCTAAGCGACTTAATTGAGCCATATTATCCTAAAATTAGTTTCTTATCTGGTACTTTAATACCGGTCGTTGCTTCTAAGTACTTCATTCTAACACTATCATCCGTTGTAGCATGGATAGCAACGCTGTTAGTATTTAGCTTAAATTCTTCCTTCGGATCTGCGGTAAAGACGCTAGGAATCATTTGCATACCTTGTTGTGTAGGTGCAATTGAAACCGGTTCTTCTAAGACGATCCAATCACCACCTGAATGTTTTACTTTAGCGATTAGTTCTTCACCTGAATTTAGTTTGAATGTATATACTTGACCTGATTGTAGTGCTAGTTGCATTAATTACTTTCTGTTAATTTTGTTTTGAGTTCGGTGAACCCACCGATAAGTTCCCCGTTCATAATGATTTGGGGGACTGTTCTTGCTGTTGGAATTGCTTCAAGCAATTCTTCTTTTGTCCATCCGTCTCCAATTTTACGTTCTTCAAATTGAATACCTTTTTGATTTAACAATGCCTTTGCTTGATCGCAATACGGACAGTGATACTTACTCCATACGATAGTTGTCATAATATTTCCTTTTATTTGGTAGTTACTTGGATGTTACTCACACTCCAATATGAGCTAGTGTTGTTACACAACGCTCCCCAACCGCAACTTCCATTCCACCACGGCGCAGAACTAGGACCTTTTGGGCTGTAGCTTTGCCAAAACGTGATGACAGGCCAGTAACCGTTCTTCATTGAAGCTGTTAAGTCTGTCATGTCTAATGTTTTACTTCCTTCAGCACCAGTAGTGCTAGGTGACTTTGTAGTGTTTACTGTAGATGAATCATATACTACAACACTCGTAGTTCCTTGTTGATATGTCACGACCATTTTAGGCGTGTCATATGTAAAGTTTGCTACTACTTCAAACGGCTTACTCATATCAATACTAGTAATAGCATGTAATCCGTTAATAGGATCATTCTTCATGTTTGCGCTAGTGAAACAACTGTTACCAAGTGCGGTGTTAGCATAAGAATATTCATAACGTTGTGGTGCTGAACTACCACCATCACCTAAGTGCATAGTAGTCTGAAATAGTTTGTTACCATTTGTTTCCATGAAATCAATTTCTCTACAATTCCATTGATTTCCATTACCACCGGAGTCACAATAATTGCTACCAATCGGTTGTGTTGTTGGTTGCACAGGGTTTGATACCATGTAAATTGATGCGTTGACGTAGTTGTTTCCTAACTTACTTAGATCCACTGTAGCTCTAAATTCAGTAATGTTAGTATAGCTTTGAGTAGATACTAATCTGCCTGCTTGACATTGAGTACCTGATCCAAATGTTATAGAGTTACCGCTAATAGTAGGCGCACCTTTGTCTGTGCAATTTGCACTGTAATCTAATACAAATGAGGGTGCAGATGAGACTGCTTTTGGGGCTTCAGTTGTTTTCGTACAAGCTGATAATAACATTAAACTCAGTATAACTAATAATTTTTTCATATTTTTCCTTTTTAAATATTTGGTAGTGAATCATAGTCTAGTGCATCTGACATTACACCGATAACGTAGTTAGTTGATTCATTTTCTTGTAGTGCTGTTTGTTTCTTGCTAGTATCAGTGTGTTTGTTGAACCAAGGGATAGGAGTTGTCTTGGGTGCATTACTGTTATAACGAATACCAATTTCTTTTAACGCTCCTACCGCAGTGTAATCTACAAAGTCTTTTAACACTGTTGCGTTTAATCCAATAACAGGACCTAGCTTAAACAAATAATCAGCCCATTCTTTTTCTTCACGGATAACATCCATGTACAGTTGATAGACTTCACCTTCACACTCTTGTTTAGCCGCCGCAAAACGAGGGTCCTCTTTAATAACTTGATTGATAAGGTAAGCTGTCCAACCTTTATGTAGCAACTCATCTTGTAGAATCAAACTAATGATATTGCCGTTTCCAATAAAGATTTTGTTCTCAACCATTGCTAATGAAGTGGCAAACGATACCATAAATCTAAATGCTTCTAATGCATAGCTTGCATGTAGTGCCATCCATATTGCTTTGATATGTTCCTTCTCTGTGACAGGTTCACCTAGTTCTTTGCGACAATTAACTTTGTGCAACGCATCATAATAGTTGCCTACACTACTTGCCATGTCTACAATTTCTTTAGTGTCATGGATAGTATTGAACACATCTTTAGGCACGTTATAGATATTACGAATAATGTGACTGTAACTACGACTATGAATGTTTGTCTCAAAGAACGTCCAGTTGTAAATCAATGCTTCTAGTTCGGGCAACGATACTACAGGAGTAAACACTTGACTAGGTGCACGACCTTGCAAGCTATCTAATGCTGTTTGTCTTAATAGATTGCTAGTAAAAATGTGTTTTACTGCATCACTAGACTCTTTAAAATCATTGGCATCTTTAGTTAGACTAACTTCTTCTGGCACCCAGAAGAAACCACGTGCTGTTGTTTCAAAATCTGCAATCTTTTTATATTTTACTTCTTCAAATCTTTGAATGGTTACGGGACCTTCCGGATCCAAAAACATTTTTCTATTCAAATAATCTGTTTTTGTGTTTAAGTTGTATTGTTGTTTACTCATAATTTACACGCTTCGCAATCTTCTTCGTCAAAGTCAACAGCTTCTAGCATTGCTGGCGCGACTTCAGCCTGTTGTTTGCTACCTTGCTTGTTAATCAAGCTGTAGTAGAATGTTTTTAATCCCCACATATGTGCCTGCATTAAGTTCTTAGCAATCAATGTTGTTGGAACTTTACGCTCAGGGAAGTGAGCAGGATTATAGAATGTGTTAGTACTGATACTTTGGTCAACATAGGCTGCAATCACTGCCGCTGTCTTTAAGTAACCATCACAATCTTTTTGTTCCCACATCATTTGATATTTGTTTTTCAGTCTGTGATATTCAGGAACAACTTGCACAAATGAACCAGCTTTGCTTTCTTTTACAGAGATTAAACTCATTGGCATTTCAATACCATTGGTACTATTGATTACAACACTGGATGATTCTACAGGAGCGACAGCCATTTGCGTAGCGTTACGGACACCATGTTCTTTCATATTAGCACGTAATGTTTCCCAATCTAGTTCTGGTGTAAAATTTGTCAACTCATTGACACCGTTAGCACGTAGTTCCCAAGGGAATATTCCTTGCCCATAACGTGTTCTGTCACTGCCTTCGCACTTGCCACGTTCTTTTGCTAATTCAACTGTAGCCTCTGTTAGATAGAATGATAAATGTTCCATCCATGTCTTAACTTCTTGCAGTGCGTCTTTGTCGCCATACTTAAGACTACGCTTGGCATGCCAATACGCTAAGTTAGTTACGCCGATACCTAATGGACGAATCTCGTCATTGGATAGTTTAGATTGAATGCTTAAAAAGTCTTGGTAATCAAGGATGTTGTTAAGACTGCGGTGAAGTATACGGCAAGCCCTACGCATATCTTCTGGGTTTCGGAAAGCTCCCCAGTTAATACTACCCAACGTGCATAGAGCAATGCGACCATCAGGATCATCAAGACGTTTAAAAGACTTAGTAGGTAATAGGATTTCACAGCAAAGGTTACTCTGGTAAATTGTATGATACTCGGGATCAAATGGTCCCTGTTTCATCACGTTGTCAATGAACACTAGATAGATGCGGCCAGTGTCTGTACGTTCTTTTAAGATGCCGCCCTTAAACACATCTTCTGCATTCATTACTTTCTTGCGTAGATCCTTGCGTTTTTCATACTTAACATATAGTTCCTCAAACAACGTTGTGTTAGAGTAGAATGCTTCATACAAGTCAGGGACTTCGTTAGGATCAAAGAATGTTATGTTTTCTTTGTTTTTAAATCGTCTCCAGAAGAAAGCACTAAGCACAACCCCATAATCCATATGACGGACTCGGGTTTCTTCTGTTCCTTGGTTGTTCTTAAGGACAATAAGATCATCAAACTGATGATGCCAAATAGGATAAAAAACAGTAGCACTTGCATTACGAATACCTCCTTGACTGCAACTACGTAAATCGCCAAACCATTTCTTTAAGAATGGTATCATGCCGGTGTGCATAATCTCACCACCACGAATAGGACTACCTAATGGTCGTAGTCTACCAATCTCTAAGCCAATGCCAGCACGTTTACTAGCATATTTAGCCATCATTTCACCTGAAGCAAATATACTGTCCAAATCATCGTCACTGCGAATTAGTACACAAGAGCTAAATTGCTTAGTAGGAGTACCCAGGCCGGCAAGTACGGGTGTTGCCAAAGTAAAGAGTCCGTCGCTGGCCGCAGTATAATATTCTTTGATGTATCGCATACGTGCTGCCAAAGGCTCTTCTTTGTGGAAGATGGTTGCGGCTGCGACCATGTATCTAACTTGTGGTGTTTCATAAATTT